TAAACCTAGTGATATTTGATTTGTTTGTTGTTGTGTTCTCCATCCTGTACTACTATCGACACATTTAGTCAATGAATAGTAAACAGCAGGTACAGGCACTGGCACAGGTACAGGAACAGGAACAGGCACAGGCACTGGAACAGGAACTGGAACAGGAACAGGAGTAGGCACAGGAGTGCAATTAGGACAAACTTGTTCTGGCAATAATATACCTGCGCTTTGCTCTCTAACAATAGTTCCATTAGAATAAAATCCATCCGAAGCTAGTATCAATAAACTGGCGTCAGTGTATATAGCAGTAGCATTAGTAAAGCTACCTGTATCAAAATAATATGTTCCTTGTGTCGCCATTATTATATTTTTTTATTAATCGCAATCGCAACAAGCATCAAATGTACTTACATCTGAATAGCATAGCGTAGCTTCGGTAGATTCTCTATATTCCCATATTAAGTATAAAAACTGTCCACTATTTGGCATTAAAAACTGAGCTGAATAAACATCAGGAGCTCCGTTTGTTATTATAGGTGTAAGATTAGTTGATGCACTTAATAAAGAATTTATGTCAGAAGAATTATTCTGATATAAAGTATTTGTTCTTAAATATTTTAGTTTGTTGCTTGCTGTATTAAAGACAAAGTCATCAAAGTTTATTTTATTTGAATACATTGTTACGGTTGCTCCATCGTTAGGTATAATACCAGCCCCTTGTTGCCCTGATATTGTTGTATATTGAGAAACCAGTGGAGTATTAGTTCCGCTTGAGAATTGAACTAAGTTTGAGTGTAACGGAGAGGTAAATAAATTCTCTTTCCATCTATATTCATTGTGAATATACTTACCACCATCGTTAGAGCTAGTTACACACACGTTATATATTGTAATCTCTTCTGCTTGTGGACAACCAACGTTTACTTGTATCGTGTCAGAACCAGTGGAGTCTGTAGATACAGTTATGGTGGCCTCTTTTATGTTAACAGAATCTTTAGGAAACGTAAGCGTTCCGCTAGAAACTACATTGCCTGTAGTGTAAACCTGTCCATTGTAATTAACTGTTATAGTGTAACCAGTACCTGTCTGAGCTTCCTCACTTACAATTTCTTGACCAACTTCCGTTTCTATATTATCGTCTGTAAGTTCAGTAATTATATTGTCAAAACCTTCAAATGGTATAATATAATTTACATCTACATCTCCTACAAACTCAGAAACATCTACGCAATAAACAAAATATTCTGATGAGTTTAAAGTTATATTTTTACTTACGCCACAATCAATGCACTCTTCAATAATTGGAGCGGATAATGTGTTTGAGGTAAGAACATACTCATTCATGTATGGGTCAAAACCACCTAGCTTTTGTGTGTTTGAAGACTCAATAAAAACATCTCTAAACCAAGACCGCATCCCAGATTGTGATATTATATTTAACTCATCACTTTTATACGATGCCCCTCTAAGTTGAATCACAGCCCCTCTTTGAGAGTCAGTAAAAAATTTGTCATAACCCCATGATACAAAACTCTCAGGGTTTGAGCTTATTCCAAAATTTTCAAGTCTAGCTATTTGAGTTCCTAAAACCTCTGGAACTGAAGTAAGGGCAGAGCCTCCCACTGCATCTGATAGTAAATTTTTACCAGCTAGTACGTATGATATTTTATCTTCTTGTAAAGTTAATATGTCAGTCTCTCTTGCAAATAATATTTGAACAGAACCAAATGAGTCTTCTAATGGCTTAAAGTTTAGTAAGCCAAGGTTAAACTCATTTAATTTATTTACGTTGCTCTCGTCATTATAAACACCGCTGTATGTTAAGTCTGCAAATCTATCGGCTTCTTTGTATTCAATACTTGATGTTGAGGTTACTCTGTTACCTAGATTAAATGTTTTACCTGAAATTGAATCTCTTATTTTATAGCTCTCAACTCCATTTCCAAAAGCAAAGCAGTTAAAAAATTCAGTATTAACTATAGCTGGTACGTTAGTTCCAAAGTTTTGATTTTGCACATTTCCTAAGTGCTCTCCATTCTCACCTATGCCAAATGATAAATTATTCTCATACCATACATCTGGCAATGAATCAGAAGGCTCAGTCTCAAAAACAAGAGTTCTGTCTGCTCTATATATTGTAAATTCAGCCTCTACGCTTGAGCGTCTTTTATCTCCAGCTCCTATTCCACTGCATCTTCTAGTTCCTGTTATTAGCAAAAATAACTGATTAGTTGAGGTGTTCCTGTAAAACCTGTAATAATTGGTAGCTCCAGCCACGCTTATTACTGAATTACCAGGGGTAGCTAAACTATTAGGAGGAGCTGTAGTTCCACTAGCAAGTGTTTCGTCATAAGAATTTGTTATGCCTTCATCGTTGCTACCTACATTTTGTATTCCATCATTTAGTATATTTTCAATGTTATCTCCATTGAACCAATCCTGCATACTGTCGTAATCCTGAGAAGACGTAATTGTTATTTCTCCAAGCTCATATATTCTTCTTTCACAAGACCTATTACCATCTCCCGGCCCTAGTCTTTGTTGTTTTATTCTAAGAATTATTCTACTACCAGAGGGGACTGTATAATCAATGTATTGCCCTGAGTTTGCAGGGTCTGGTATATTCATTGGATATGCTAAAATAGGAAACTTGTCCTTTGCATTTTCATCTATTGACTTTTTGCCTAAAGCAACTACTGAGTTTTGCTCTTGAACAACCGTGAAGTTACTAGGATTAATTTTCATGTACACACCAGTTGGCACAGGTATAATTAAGGGCGTATCAGGAGCAGGGTCTGGTTGAATGTCGGAAGGTATTTCAATGAAGTTCTCCTGTTTAGATTCTTTCTCAAGCACAGTGGCATATACGCAGTTTTGCGTAACACCAACTGAATCTCTTTTTACAATAAGCCTATCACCTTCTTGTATTTTAGCTGCATTCTCGCCTTCTAATAAAAAGTAAGCTGCGTTGCTTTGAGGGTCTTCAAAGAATATATTACTATATATGGTTTCGTAAGTATCTTCCTCTGGCTTTATTACAAATTTATATCTGCTTGCCCATAAAGGAGCAACCTGTGAAATTGGTATATTTACTTGTATTGAGTTCTTATTGTCAGAATTTGAACAAGGTACTTTAATGGTATTATTAGGACTAACTAAAGCTGTTGAAGCTCTATTGTAATCATCCATATAAACAATGCCCACCTCATAGCCTCTATTACTATGAAGACTTCTTGGGTTTGCTACTTCTTGATAATAAGCTTCAGAAAATATAATCTCATAATATTCATATACATTCTGAGTAGGTGTTGATACGTCATTAACATAACGCATAGCTTGAAACTGTAATCCAATCTGAGTACTGCCAGGAGTTGTTATTATTTGTATTGGCTCACCATTGTCAAATATACCACTTGATAGTTTTGTTAAAGCGTCAAGATTATTAGGTAAGGCACAGTTTACTTGGTCTGTAAGAGTAGTACCATCACATGAGTCAGCTACTGTTTGTATATTTGTTAAGTTTCCTATTTTCTCTATAAAATCATTACTTGTAGCTAATGCGTATACTGAGCTAAAGTCAGAAAGCAATACATAGCTAAATGATATATTAACATTGGTTGTAGTCTCAGTAGGAAAAGGAGTGTCTCCAGCAAAATCGCTATGAGACAATCTAACTTCTAAAGATATACCACCTCCTTGTGTTAGCTCTACACCGTCTAAGTCAAATAAAACAACACAATTAGGAACTGACTTTCCTATACCGCCTATATTATAAACGCCACTCTCCGTTGAGTCAACAAGGTCAGTCTCTCCTATTTCTTCAGATATTAATTTAGTACTATACTCAATTCTTGTTTTGTTACCAGCACTGTCTAGCATATTATAGCCATCAACGTAGTTGCCATATACAAGCCTATTGCCCATTATAGTTTGAGCTTTAGCAAATCTAGGAACATTGTCATAAAGCCTTAATATCTCAGTATCAGGGAGCACTGTAAATATTTTGCTGTTTGTAAATGTGTATGTGTATTCTGTATTGTCTGAATAACCAAGTTGCTCTTTATCTAGCTTCTCAATTACTTTTATTAAAGAAGTTTGATTCTCTTTAAATAGCAGGTCAATACCAACTACAAGAGGCCCTCCTGAATTAAAAGTTATTATACTGCTATTTGTAGCGTTTGTCATTCCCTCATTTAAGTAGCTATTAAAACTAAAGTCAAATGGTTTAGGAATAAAAGAAGGCTCACTAAATTGTGATGTAGCTGAATACTCACCGTCCTCGTATTTGTATCTATATGCAAATGACACAAACCTACTATCAAGAAAAGTGTTTTGGTCTCCTGTCTTTATTGGCTGTATTGCAGGAGACTCAATAGGAGGACGCTTAATAACCAAAATAGACTCAGCACTAAACTGGTCGATATTACTAACAGGATTTAAGTATTTTCTCTTTATGTTTATTACTCTAGGAGGATTTTTATCATCTGTAAAAAACAATAAGTTATCTACAATATCAACTCCTGTTATTGAGTATTGATTGTCAAAGTTTAAAGTAGTATTTATTCCATTGCCATCGTCAATGCTAATAACGTGGTACGTTAGGTTTTTACTGATAGTATTATATGATACTATTAAATCTAATTTACCTGTAGCTCCAATTCCAAAGCTTGAGTCGTGTATAAACCAATACATAGTATCTCGACCTCCATCATCAATAGCTCCTATACATCTTGCATTTTCACTAAGAGGTGTTCCATCTATGTATTGCAAAACCGTTAAAGCCTCGTTACCTTTTGTATTCTCAACAGAACCTATATCTGATTGTTCGGTAGAGCCTAGCCTTACGTTTAACGCATCAATATATTCACCGTTTGGAATAAGTCTCTCATCGAGGCTTTTATTCATTCGGCCAGCTGTAAAGTTTCTTTGGATATTCGCCATATTACTTAATCCACTTGTTTTGTCCTCTCAGATTCATTAATAATCTTCCTGGGTGTATATTGCTCATTCTTATTCTAGCGTTCCTTAGAAGCGCTGATTTGTCTTTCTTGGCCCTATTAACAATATACTCCTGTACATTAAACTTACTATTAAGTATAGAATACTTTATATAGGCGTATATGTATTCCTCAAACAACTTGTTAACGCTTATTAACGAGTTGTCTCCATTTTCCATACCATCTGATATGTACTCAAGTATACAGCTCTCATTAGCCATGGTAGAGTCAAAGTTAATAACTCCTGACTTTTTGTCAATCTTAAAGGTAGGATTGAAGTTAGCGGTCTCAGTATTTAAACCATAAGCCCCCCCAATGCTATATTCTTTATACCCACTATAGTTATCCTCGTAAGAGTCTTCGTCCTGAGAACCATTTGATTTGTTTAAGTATATGCTATTTTGCTGCCCAGACTTCCTCTGCTCGTCTAAGAGCGACTCTTTTGTTATGACATTACCTTGACCATCAAATGTAAGAGAACCGTCACTAGATTGGATATATGCCTTTGCAGTGTTTAGTTGTATGTTTTCAGTAAGTGGTCTAATAAGACCGTCTTTGTATAATGAAATTCTAACCCAGTTTACATAATCGGAAGGCAATATAAATCTAAGGCTATCATTAACATTTAGCTCTAGTGCTTTTATTTCCTTAAAGGCATCATAGTTTAGTTCTTGAATACCTCTCTTTGCGTGAAACAAAACCTTATATCGGTCTGTGTTGTTAACTAGCGAGTGGTTTCCAGAATACATTAGTAAGAAATTATTTACAATGTCGTTCAAACTTACGTACTGATAAGACCCCCAATTAGTATCTTCAGGCGCAGAGCCTCCATTTTCGTAGTATTGATATTGCGATATATATGTCATGTCTTATTATTATTGTTGATTCTGAGTTTGCTCTTCTATTTTTCCAAATTGAAATACATCAGTCTCCCTAATTGATATGCCAGAGTATTGTAAAATTTTAGCAACAAGTTTAGGCTCATCTTCAATAGGTAACTCAAAGTCTTGATAGTCTGATTGTGTTTGGTCAAATATTGGCTCTCCTCCTAATATACTAATGTAAGTCCACTTAGGGTCTTTAGGGTATCTAATATACTGTGCTTGTATATCTGTAGCTCCATTAAATGTAGATGGATATACAGTAAGTAAATCTGCTTCTTGTGTGTATGCTGGGTAAGATGCAGAAGGCTTTGTTAAAAGAGAATTATTAAGCATAGTAATTTTACTGTGCGAAACTTTTTCTGCTTCTCCTTTAAATACACTTTGGGAAAAACAAAGTACTTTGTTTAATAAATAATAGTCATGCCCAGTAGTTGTTATTGAAGGAAGTGAATATATATTTAGTGAGCTTTGTGTTAAGCTTCCTGTAACTGAAAAGCTATCTATAACCTCTTCAATATTTTTAGTTATATCAGCGTACTCAGTACCCGACATTCTCGCATTCTCTTTGTTTATCTGATTGTTGAAACTTGAAATGTAACTATCAAATATATCTAACTGAGCTTGCTTAGCAAACAAGTTAAAGTCGGATGGAGATATGTATCCGTAATTATTTTTATTTAATACAGCAAGTACTGTATTTCTAACAGAGTTTATCATCGTAAACTTTTTTTACAAAGATAACAAAAAAAAAGAGGTGCTCCTTTTTTTGGAACACCTCTTAACTCTTTGTATATAAAGGATATTAAGACTCTAATATATTCTCTAAAAACATCAAAACCTCTACACCATCTTCAGTTAGAAAATAATCTACTACCGCTTCTTTTCCATTTGCATTAAATGGCACGTTTATCATTTTATTTTTCTTAGCTGCTGTATTAATCCAGACTTCTCTGTTCTTATTTCTAAATGACAATAACTTCTCATCGAATAACAACTGTACTTTAGATTGTAATTTCAACATAGGGTCTTTAAGCATATTCAAGAAAGTCTCTGGTTCTTTTCGTGCAAAAACTAAGATTTCTCTTTTAATTTCAGCTCCACTAATCTTGCTAATGTCTCTGTTTAGTAATACTCTACCTATGGATTCTACTTGTTCTAAAGATAGTTGTCTTGCTTCAATTAAAGCATCTGCCTCTAAATTCATTTTATCAACTACAGCTTGAGCATCTTTCTCTTCGTCCATCTCGGTAAATTTAATACCATTAAGTGGATGATAGTAAAGGAACTCTTGCAGTACTTGGTTTGTTCTTTGAACTCTTAAAAACCCATCTTCAAAGATAACTGGGTCTAGTATGGCATTGCCATCTTGTTCATCTTCAAAAGGAGTTCTTTGATTTTTAGCATAACGAAGTGGTCGGTTGATACCTGTTTTTTCGTCAAACCATAATAAAGGAAATCTTTTTGAGTTTCTTGTTGGAAGCATAAAAGAAAGGGGTGCTGCTTCTCTAGTTAACTTGTAGACCTTGTCTACGAATTGTGCTTGCTTAGTCATAAATTTTAATTTGATTTAATAAATAAAAATTACCCCTGTCATTACAACAGGGATAATAATTTTAATATACTACTCTTGGAATAAGAAGAAGTTGTTTGCACCTAAAGTACATACAGCTCTCTCAGACAAGAAGTGTACCTCCATAGCATCTAAGCTAGAAGTTTGTGCACCACCAGCAGAACCAGTAATCCACGTTTTGTAACGTCTGTCTTCAGTCTCTGAAGCTCTATATCTAACGTGTAAGAAAGGTCTCTTAGCATTTTTACCTAAGATTTGGTCATACACAGTAGTTGAACCAGCGGGAACTAAAAGTCCACTTACTTTTCCAGAACCACTACCAGCAGGTAATCCACCTCTCATAGTTGGGTCGTTTAAGTATTTCCAGTCAGACTTGTAGAAGTCATACCCTCTACGGAATCCAGAGAAACCTAAGTTTAATGCCATCTCCATGTCATTGTCGAATAAACCGAAAGAAGCAGCGTTAGCAGCAGACGTTCCGTTAAATCCATTCAATCCAGCTAACATATCATCAATGTCAAATCCAAAGTTTCTGTCGTTGAAGATAACATTCTCCTCAATAGCTCCTTGCTTGTCTAATCTAGAGATAACACTATCAAAGTCAGCTAATGTGGTTGGGTTTCCACCCCCCCATACATTTCCTCTGTTCTCTACAGCGTAGAAGATACCTTCAGAACCTTTGTTACCTACTATAGTATTCGCTGTTTGAGTAGCAGCTCCTGAGTTAGCCTCAGCAGGTACAGCCTCAATCATTGAAGTCTCTAGGTAATCATCGAAACGTAATCTTGTTTCGTGCTCTGATTTCAAGTACCATAGGTAACCAGTCCCACCTTCGCCAGTCTCTACTTCTACCCATCCAATTTGTGCCATGTCAGAACCGCTAACAGCGTATTTGTCCTTGATGATAATTGGAGAGTTCTCGAAGATAAGTGGGTCAGACTCTAATGAACCATTCATTCCTTCAGTTCCTTTTTTAAATTCAGAACCATAGATGAATACAGTTAAAACAGTATCACCAAATACTTGTCCACCAGCTTCGTAGTAAGCTACATCAAAATCTCCGTTAGCAGTACTAACAGCAGTAACAATACCTTTGTTAAAACCAGACCCGTTATTTGCAGATAAGAATACAGTTTGACCAACTCTTACAGCGATAGAACCTGAACCCGGAGATAAAGTGTCATTCACAGTAATTGTTGCTGTATCATCAGCAGCAGTTCCACTTGTAGAACAGTTTGTGTATTTAGTGTGTAATCTTCCTTGCTCAGACCATTTGATTAAGTCAGAGTTAGAAGGCATTTCAGCTCCAACCAAACGAAGGAATGAAGCGATAGTTCTATTACCATAACGCTCAAATTCTTTCTCATAAGTATCAGGTAGGTACTGATTTAAGAAATCGAAGTTAGTAATGTAGTTTGTTGATAAGGGTACTTGTTCAGCGCTAGGCTGTAATTGAAACCCTGGTGTTGTTTGAACACTTCCAGCCATAATTTTTAATTTTTGTTTTTAATACTTCTTATTTTAAGACCTTTACCACTATCTGGGTTAAGTGCCTTGACGCTAAAACCATTTTTAGAAATAACCTCTGGTGCTCTACGCTCTGACATATTAATGTTTTTAATCTTGCGTGTTACATCATCAGTTGCTTCTGATTTGCCTTGCTCATAAAAGAACTTAGCAAACTTTTCAGGATTCATTGCTACTGCCAAAGACCTGTGATATCCAACGGCGTCTTTCATTAATCCATTATCATCGAGATACTTCTGAATAAAATTCATTGGACTCTCTTGACTCTTTTTTAATTCACTTGCGCTCCCCGGATTAAAAACTAACTTCTTGTCATCTAATGAAAACTCAAAACCTTTGAACTCATCATTAAATACATCATCAGTTTTCTTTACAAACCACTGTCTTTTTCTTTCAGCTTCCTCCTGTTGAGTTTTAGCAGATTCAATATATTGCTTGTATGCTTGGAACTCCTCATTGGCTTCTAGAGATTGAGCTTGGCCTCTTGACTCAAGGGGCTGCTTGTATGTCTCTTTCTGTTCAGTAAAGTATTTCTTCGCTTTGGCAATCACTTTTTTCTTTGCTATCTTAGCTTTTTTGATTGTCGATTCATCATCAAGTTCTTCATCATAGCTATACTCTTCCATAAGGTCTTGTATATCTAATTCATCTAATCCTTCCTCTGTAACAATCAAATACTCTTTTAACAAAGTGTCTTCGTTCATGGTATTAAAGTCCTTGCTTAGTTTAACAAAGTCATCTATACCACGTCCTGTTTCTTTTTTATATTTAAAGTAAGCAGCTACATCTTCAGGTAAAGGCTCAGCCTCTTCCCTTTCTCTAGTGAGTTCCTCAATAGAGTTAATTTGCTTACCATATCTTTTTTCAATATATGAAAGAACGTCTTTTTCTTCTATTTCTTTTTGTTGTAGCTCATCCCCTTGCTCTTGCTCTTGGATGTCTTCATGCAGGTTTTGGTTTTGGCCATCTTGTAAATCTTTTTCGTGTTTGTTAAGCAACTGCTCTTCTACTTCTTGTTTTGACTTAGGCTCTATGCCATCCATCGCTCTTACTTTTAATTCCATTTGATTTAATTTTTACAAAGTTAAAAAATATATTAATGCACTTTTAGTGATTATCTAGGTTCAAACTCAGCGAGGTCAAATCCATCTAAACTATCCTCGTTTGACTCAAAACTCTGCGGAGGTAGGTTATTTTTTCTCTGTGTAATTAATTTAGATTGCTCAGTGTTTTGCTGACTAATCCTATTTTTCTTGGCTTTCTCTCTATCCTGCTCTCTCTGAGACATTGACATCTCTGCCATTCCCTTAAGTTGTAAGTTATAGTCAAACTCTTCTCTCATTAATTGAGATTTAAGTCTAGCTTCAGCTTCTGTTTTAGATATTTCAAACGCCACCTCTGCTTGTTTAACCTTAATTTTAGACTCAGTCTCTAGCTGTATTTTCTGCATAGCGGTCTGTCCAGCGAGCTCTTGAGATTTAAGTTGCTGCTGTGATATCATAGCTTGCTGTTGCATCTGCATCCTTTCGTCTCTATCTTGTTTAGCAATTCGCTTAACTTTTAGTAATTGATTGGCAAGCTTTAAGTTTTTAATCTCACGTATGTCAATGGCATCCTCAAGGTTAATGTCTCCTTTGGATAATGCCATTTGTATATTCTGCTCAAGCATTGCTTTTTGCTCCTCATCTGGAGACAATTCAATAAATACACCAAAGTCATATATGTATAGGTCAGATATTTCACTTAGTATACTAACATTGTACTTACCTATCTTATTTATAAAGTCATCTTTAAAGTCAGAATACTGAAGTATGTCAGCTATCCTATATGTCAAAGCTTCTGCAATCGTTCTGTAAAGATAAAGACTACCATCAAGGATGTGTCTTGTTGCTGTATTAGAACTCATTGCCGCTAGTTTCTGTACGCCAACTAGTGCATTTGGATTAGGAGTGCTACCATCCCTAGCCTCATTAAGTCCTGTTGCGGCTCTTATTTGGTCTAAGTAAAAATTATAGTTGCCTATAAGCATTTGCACTTTAGAAGCTCCTGAGCTTGCTGTAAGCTGCTCAATAGGAACTCTAGCATTATTGTAGTCACCGTCTTGAGTATAGCTTCTACCTATAACACTACCTGTTTGCATATAAAGTCTAAGAGCATCTTCTGGGTTATACGCAGAACCATTACCAAGGTCAACCTCGTTAAGTCCGTCTGCATTAATAAACACACCATCAGGTACTGTCCTAGAAACAACTTGCTGTAGCTTCAAATGAGTTAGCTGTATTTGGTCAGCCATTGGTATCATTCTACTAACCAATGACTCAATAACACCTTTGTACATTCTTGGAGCAACTGCTACGTAATTAGGGATAGCGTGTTGTGAAGAAGACTTAGGTCTTACCATATTCTCTGCCATCTCCCATTTAAGTAAGATATTAGTTCCCATAACCATAACGCCATTGTACCAAACGTCAATAGTTTTTTCTACTTTTTCAAAGCTCCCTTCCTCCATCATATCAGCAGGTGGGTTGAAAGTATCATCCTTCTCTATCATTTTAGAGTTTCCACTCTCTGTAATTTTTTTCTTATAGACAATTTTTTTTGTAGTCTTGTAATTGAAATACATAAGAGTACAGGTGTCTCTTCTGAACATATCGTTCTCATAGTATTGAGCTACATTATAGTAGTCATACCAGCTCTGACTGTACTTAGATATTTCATCTAGGTCATCGTTAGTTAGCGATTGGTCTATTTTTAAAAGCTCTGAAATGGGCGATGTCTTAATCTCACCCCAATAGAAGCAATCTTTAAAATGAGGGTCTTCAGTATAGCTGTATACTACATTAGAAGGGTCTACATAAGATATCTCTACTCCTGAGCCAGGCAAAAATTCATGCTTTACAACCGAAATACCTAAAGTGGTAAGGTCATAGTCAAGTCTTTTTCTTGTATCTATGTAATGGTTCTCCTCAAAAATTGTATCTATAGCCTCCTCTTCAGCTATCTCAATAGCAGGCTTATAGTTTAAATTCATATACAATGACATTTCCTCATCTGTAGAAGGAAGTTCATCTGGGTTCATAATAAATGGGTCTACTCCTGTTTGCTCTTGAATATTAAGAAGAATATCCTTAGCTGCCATTTGACCCTCAATCATATCTTGGTACTTAGACCTTTTTGATTGAGACATAGCATCTTGTGCATAAGCCTTTACTTTAAAAAGCCTATCCGACATACCATTAACAACAATATCAACAAACTTAGGTAGAATAGGCACAGGCGTCCAATCTAAGTTAAGATAAGACAAGTCACCGTCTACCGCTAACCTGTTCTTGTACTTAGCCACAGACTGCTCTCCTCTTGCATATAATCTTAGCTTATGGAAATTACTCCACTGATTATAATACCTACATTGACTACTATCTTTTTTGAACCACTCATATTGTATGGCGCTCCCTATCTGTAGTCCAAACTCTTTAGTCGCTTTCTCTGCATCAGAAACAAATTGACTAGGAAATCCTTGCGGACTAATGTTTATTTTTACTTTATCCATTTATCTTATTAACTCACTTAAACTTCCATTGTTAGTGTACCTGGCAAAGTTAAGACTTATTTTCGATTGTTTTTGTTCCGGTAAATACAGATTCTTTTGATTTGCCATGATTGCTAAACCCGAACTAATAGAGGCATCAAACTTTGTTCTGTTTGTAATATCAAACTTGGCCCAATCCTCAAGTGTTCTATTAAAAAACATATCTCCTATCTCATCCTGTGGCCTATGTGTTCCATCTATATCAAAACCTATATGCTTCTCGATATACGACTCAATAGCCGAGGCGTGTGATTGCTTTACATCCTCAGAGGTATTGGGTATACCACCTAGCTCACGCTCTGTCTTTGATAGTTTATTAAAATGTTTATCTGGTCTGTTCATAGAGTAGCCCCTATATCCTCTGTTCTTTATATGGTATAGTAGCCTTGGCTTGTTATTTTCAACAAGTATAGGCATACCATAAAAAACAATAGCCATCAGAACTTCTTCAAAGAAAATCTCAGCAGTCTGAGGTCTTGCTACATATTGTAAGAAAAACTGATTGCTTGGAGCATTGTCCATATTGAATTTAGTCATTCCATGTAAAGCTCCATTAGAACCTCCCCCACCAACAGTACCTGATATGTCATAACTATCGCAGCCAAATGACCCTACGTGTTCGTTACCAGGATAACGAATACCATTTTTAATTATAACTCTATTTTGTAAGTTTTTGTCAGGCGTCCAAGAGACTAAAAACCTACCGCGCTTGTCAGGACTAAATATAACTTTACTATCTCTTATTCCATTTTCCCAATAGAAACTACCTCTTGTAGTGTGTTGAGCCATAATAAGCGAATCGTTATAGTCAATCTGATGATATATTTTTGTTAAGTTAAACAAAGATGATTTGCTCTCATCTCTAAAAGCGTGTGACTCAGTTCTTGGAAACTGTCTGTAAAATTCATTAAGTGCATCTGGGTCATTTTTTAATGACTCAACCTCTGCCTCCCAGTAGTCAATAGCTCCGTTCTTTATGTATTCTTTATCAACTCCTAATACTTTCTCAGAAGGTTTTCTAAAAACAGGCATACCATATACGTCAATAAACCCCTCCATATTCCACTCCATTGGAATAAAAAGAGAATACATACCTGACTTAGTTTGTCCGTTTTGATTTCTTTTTATAGCCTCTGAGTCTTCGTATAGTTTTTTAAAGTTGTCACCCCCTTTGTTTAGTGCATTTGAGGTTGAACCCATCATACACTTACCTATTATTTTACTACCAAGTCTAAGACAAGTCTTTGTTACACGCCAGTTATTAAGTATATTGTTTGGCTTTATCCATTTGCCCGATTCGTCATGTACTAGAAACTGTAGCTTTTCACCATCATAAGAGTTTTCGTCAGTGTTTTTCCAGTCAATAGTAGTGTTAAGGCCAGTCATCTCATTATTGGCTACCACGTGCATATTCTTCTTAGTAATCTTTGATGCTGGTATTCTAAAAGCAAGCTCAGTCTTTGGCTTGTCCATACCGTCTTGTATTGGCTTGAAGAAAAAAGGCAGCTTGTTTGCTATTGGAACTACCTTGTCAGTAAACATTTTCTTGGCATCGGCCCCTGTCTTGGACAATATTCCAAGTCGTGAATCCTTTGCAAGAGTACCTATATTCACTCCTTCAGTAGAGCCCATAAATGAGAATCCAGAACGTCTTATTTTTAAATAGACCATTCCAAAGCTTCTATTGTCAGCTTTACAGGCTTCCCAAAACAACCAAAAAACTCTATTAGCTTCTCTAAAGTCAGGATAACCTACGTCAATACTAGACCACTGCAAGTACATATAGTGAGAGCCAGTAATATAAGTAGGCTCTCCGTTGTTTAAAAACCAAAATCCTTCCTCTCTTCTATCAAACTCACTCTCAATGTAGTCAACCCATTTGTTTTTAAAAACAGCAGGCATATCGTTCCATTGAAATATTGACTGCATTCGTGACAGCTCAGTAGGTAGTTCTTCTCTCCCCCAGTATTGCTCTGACTTTTTACTATCTCGTTTGTGTATTTTATTGGGGGCTAATGGCAGTGCTATTTTAAGGCCAGACACCTCAATGACATCGCCAATTTTGCCTGTTTTAGATATAATAATAACGTCATATTTATCATCATAGCCATACTTCCAATAAGACTTTGAGTTACTTCTAGTAACAACTCCTTTGGGTATATGGTCTACAAGAGTGCGTATTAAACTATTTTGACCTTCTTTCCGCAAAGCCTTGTTTTGTTTGTGTTTTACCTGTTTCGGTAGATAAGAATATAATGTTCTCTTTCTCTACTTCTATTCTACTTAGAATTGAGAACGCATCCTCAATAGCTAATCTTTTTGTGGCCGCAGCGTTCTTTAGTTTATCAGCAGCTAGGTCGTCATCTTTTTTACCAGTGATAATTTTCTCACTAGCCACTTTAATCAGTTCCTCTACCGCTTTGTACCCTGCTTCTATGATTCGATTTTTTAGCTCTTCTGACGTCATCTTTAAATCTTTTAGATTTTTTTAACTTTACATTGTGATTGATTGATTCTATGTCATCCTCTATCCATTCCCATTCTTTCATAGAACCATTGTAATTTGGTGGTCAAACATTCTGTACATCTTCTTGCCATCTATCTCAAACTCATACTCACTATCAGGTCTAAATGTAACCATATCGTTGACCTCAACATTATGGTCTAATAGTGTTTGATTAGGGTATCGCATAATACCTATTAAAGGCTCTTCCTTCATTGGCTTAAATATATGTGATTCGGTTGGTGGAATAGGCTCTACAAAGCAGTATCTATCATGGGCTATCCAAGTGTCATCGTGCTTGTACATAAAAAATTGGTCTAGCTCAATAAAAAATAAATCATCTTTAAAAAAACTCTTTCCACTTCTTTGATTGCCCTTTATGTCGTTGTAGTATTTAAAAGCATTGTGATGTACAATCAGAGTATCTCCAGGTTGCACAGGCCCATTGTAATTAATAGGGGTGCTTACAACCTCTGCTTCTCTATTTGAAAACTTATGGTCTTCTTCTGAAGTGCTAACAATTAAATCAAGTCCAGCTATTGACTTAGTGTTGTTGTACCTTTTTCCTGTTTTTGGTTTTACAATAAAATAATCAGGAGACCTCATTTAGAAGTTTATATTATATTCAAATGATATAGGCATGTGTTCGCTAAACTCTTTCCATATCAGTACTTCATCTTCTCTTTCAATAAATATTTTTGTTGAGTTGTCTTCTTTTTTTATTAGATGAATCTTATAAGTTCCATCTAATACCGGCTGGTCAACAATATAGTGCATTGCGCCTGACTTATAGTCTGAGCCTATTGATATTTTTCTAATGTGCATTTTATTAAATTTATATGTAAATGTACAAATTAAATCTTAACTCTTACAAGAATTACATTCAAAAGTATTGACACTACTAAAGATACAATTATCCAAGAGGGTATTCTGTATTTAATTATTTCAGTTTTGTTGTCGCTAACTGTTTTTGTAACATTTGATTTGTACTGTTTCTCAACACTCTGTACAATGCTATCTAAGTTAATTATAGCCTCTATGGAGTTGTTTCTGTTCTCAATGGTAATTGTACCTCTGTCGGTCTTTAATCGTTGCTTAAAAGGCTTTAAAATGCCTAAACTATCACAAGGCTCTTTAATTATAATACTATCTACGATAGCCTTTGTAATAACCCTGTCTTTAGTTATTATAATGGTATCGTTTTTTATAATCTCTTTTGTTTGTGTAACTATCTTTTTGCTACCGCAAGAAGACAGTAGTAGTAAAATAACTATTAACGATTTCTGTAGTCCCATCTTGCTTTAGTTCCTCTTATGTCGTAATGTATGAATGTCTTGTATAATCCTAAACCACCTTCAGAAATAAGACCTTCTGATATTAGGCTTTCTACCACATCATAGACCATCTCTGTTTCATATCCTTTAGTCTGAAAATCACAAGCAGTTCCTAATAAGTGCTGGCTGCTTTTAACGCCTCCTATTGATTTGTTATATTTTACAGACCTATAAGCACTGGTTATAAGCATTGGACTGTTTAGCTTTTCTCTGATGGTTTCTAAATTGCCTATCAGCTTTATTATATTAGCAAGCACTTTAGGAGGCATCTTAGAGCCATCGTGGCAATCAAACTCAGATAGATTAAAATGCTTTGTTAATTGCATATTGTAATATTAACGCCAGTAAATAAAATATCTGGCAAATATTTATTGTATTTAATTCTGTCACAAATTTAGTAAATATTTGTGACAATATAAGTTTTTAATTGTAACATATTTAGCAACTATTTGTTACAATTAAATTAATGTATATGCATTTTATTGCTTATATATACATATTTGTACTAAATAGGGCTAGAATTTTTTATCTTTATTTGATTTTATAACAGACCTTAAACCATCTATGATAGTGTCTGGTGCAAATAAGAAACCAATACCTACAATTAATAGTATAGCAAACTGAAAAACCTTACTGTCTTGTACAATAAATATATAAGTAATAGCAGCTATTAAAACCAATATTCCTAGTGCAGTTGTTTTCCAGCTTTCTACTATATTTTTCATTTTCGTTTATACATTAAATACCATTTATGTAGTGTGTACCCAATAGCAACCGCTGTTAAAATAATCTTTAACAATATGTCTATCTGCATAAAATTAAAGCCTAGAGTTATAACATTTATAAAAGCGATTTTAAGGTCAGAAGTAGTCATATTTCTTATTTATTTAGCAAGCAACCTCATTGTAAAGCGTTGTTACTTCTGCTGTTGTCAATGCTTTGTTAAATATGCGTACTTGGTCAAGTGAGCCGTTTAAAAAATTTGCATTTTCATCTCCCCTTTTTCCTAAAGAAATAGACTGAGTTCCAACAGTACCAGCAGAAACAGAACTTGTTAAGTCTCCTATTGGCGTTGTATTCCCATCTGCATACAATTTAACAGATGTGCCATTAATAACTAACACTATGTTGTGCCAATTATTGTCAGCATACGGAGTTGAATCTACGGTGGTATTAGACCAATCAGAAGAGCCATTTCCCATAATAATCTGAAACTTGCCGCTATTTTGAATAAATAAAATTATTCTTGAAGTATTCCCAAAGCCCGTAGCACCTATATCGCCAAATAAAGCCTGTCTTACAGCTGTATTTGATTTAAACCAAACAGAAAAAGAGTAAGTGCTTGAAGCTGGTATTGTGTAGTTTGTATCTATAAAACTACTACTGCCATTAAAAGAGCCAGCATCTCCAAACTTACCAGCAACATAAGTAACGCTTGTAGCCGTTCCGTTATAGTTTCCACTTAAATCTGTAGCATCTCCATTTAACCTATAAGTTGCCACACAAGAGGTGTCTCCTAATATCTGTAAAGTGTCGGTGGTACAAGCCACCCCACCAGTATTTATTAATCTTTTTCCAAACATTTATTCTAAATTAAAGGTTGGTAAATCATAAGTAAGAACCGCTTTCTTTGTGGTTAAAGCCTTAATTTCTGCCCCTATTGTATTGCTTTGTGTTCTTAATTCTGCTCTACTATCTATAACTTCTTGTGGTGCAACTTCTCCGCTATCCATTTGCCTAATCACAAACCAATCTGTTTTTTCTAATTGGCTACCTATAATAGATTTTAAATTGTCTATTTTTTGGGTTTTTAATTCTGCTAAAGTTTGAGTGATAGCCCTATCAATAACATCGTAGGTATAAACATCTCCAACTAATTTAATAGCAGATAATTCTTCTACTTTTGAATCGTAAGTAGGCGTTACAACATCTAAAAAACCAAAGCCTTCTTTAATGTTAAAGTGAGTACCGTTTTCATCAGTCCAAACACTTGGTATTTTACTAAATGTTTTTATTTCTCCGTTTAAGTTTATTGCTACCATATTAAATAGATTT